CCTATCCAAGAACTTAATAGCTCAAGCGGTCAAGCTAAAATTGCAGCACTTATACAAACGTATCAATATTATTTACAAATGATACGTGATGTAACGGGCTTAAACGAAGCAAGAGACGGCACAGCAATGGATAAGAATTCGCTCGTAGGACTGCAAAAAATGGCCGCTAATGCGTCCAATGTTGCTACTAGACATATTAATCAGTCTAGTCTTTATATAACGCTTAAAATAGCTGAAAACATTGCTCTTAAAATAGCAGATGCTTTAGAATTTCCACTCACAAGAAGTGCATTACAAAATTCTATATCAACGTTTAATATAAAAACTTTAGACGAGGTTATAAATTTAAACCTGCATGACTTTGGTATATTCTTAGAATTAGAGCCAGATGACGAAGAATTAGCACAGCTTGAAGCAAACATTCAAGTTTCATTGCAGCAAGGCAGTTTGAATTTAGAAGATGCTATAGACTTAAGGCAAATTAAAAATCTTAAGCTAGCTAATCAAATGCTTAAAATAAAGCGTAAAGCAAAAGCTAAACAAGATCAAGCTAATCAGCAAGCTAATATTGCAGCTCAAGGGCAAGCACAGGCTGATACTGCAGAAAAAACAGCTATGGCTGAAGTTCAAAAGCAAGAAGCTATAATGAGTTCTAAAGTGCAATTTGAGCAAGCTACAAATCAAATGGAAATACAACGTATGGAAATAGCGGCGCAATTAGAAGCGCAAAAAATGCAAACAAAGTTCCAATATGATATGCAACTTAAACAATTAGATGTTCAAACAATCCAACAAAAAGAAGGAGCAATTGAAGATCGTAAAGATAAACGTAGCAAAATGGAAGCTACACAACAAAGTGAATTAATAAGTCAAAGAAAAAATGACGGCTTACCAATAGACTTTGAAAATCAGCCTGATCAAGGCATGCAAGCTTTCATGTAGAAAGTAACAACTATTTAATTATATTATATTATGTCAGAAACAAAAACAAATGAACCTGTTAAACAGGAAGGTGAGTTTAAAATTAAAAAGAAAACTCCTAAAAAATTAGCAAACGTAAGCGAAGAGCCAGTTAAGGTTAATATTAAAGAACCCTTAGTTGAATTAGAGCCAGACGTTAAAAAAGTAACAATACCTAAACAAGAAGAAGATGCCATTCGAATCGGAGAAACAGAGAAAGTATCTGTGGAAGAACCATCCGGAGATAGCACAAAGATGGGAGAACCTGTACAAGAGTCCAACGAGGATGTTGAAAGGTTTTCTCCAATCAAAGAAGTCAAAGTAGATAGTGTAGATAGTGTAGAAGAAGTAAAAGCTGAAGTTGAAAAAGCTAAGCAAGACAAAAAAATTCTTGGTAAAGAATTACCGGAAAATATTGAAAAGCTTGTTTCTTTTATGGAAGATACAGGTGGGACAATAGAGGATTATACTAGATTAAATGCGGACTATTCCAAAGTGGATGATGTTACATTGTTAAAAGAATATTACAAAAAAGAAAAGCCTTACTTAGAAGGTGAAGATATAGATCTCATTTTAGAAGACTTTGTTTATGACGAAGATATTGATGAGGAAAAAGATATGCGCAAAAAGAAAATTGCGTTTAAAGAAGAAGTTGCAAAAGCCAAAAACTATTTGGAAGAAACTAAGAGTAAGTATTACGACGAGATCAAGTTGAGACCGGGCGTTACTCAAGATCAACAAAAAGCTATGGACTTTTTTAACCGATATAACGAGCAGCAAGAACAAGCGGAGCAACAACATACACAATTTAAAGAAAGTACTAAACAGCTTTTTAATGACAATTTCGAAGGTTTCGATATTAAGGTTGGAGAAAAGAATTATAAGTACAATATTCAAAATCGTGATAAAGTTGCAGAAAATCAATCAAACATTAAAAACCTTGTCGGGAAGTTCCTAGACGCTGAAGGTAATGTTACTGATACAAAAGGTTATCACAAAGCTATGTATGCGGCCGACAACGTGGATAAGATCGCAGCTCATTTTTATGAGCAAGGAAAAGCAGATGCTGTAAAGGAAGTTGTAAACAGTTCTAAAAACTTAAGTAGTACTAAAGCTAGGTCTACTCAAGGAGATGTGTTTATAAATGGACTTAAGGTAAAAGCTATAAGCGGTGCTGATTCCAAAAGCTTACGAATTAAAACAAAAAAATTTAACTAAAAAACTAAAAAATTATGGCTTTAACTCCACAATTTGGAAGCTTAATCCCTTCCTCTAGACAGGAGCTATTAAATAGCAACTATCTACAATTTAACGGCGGTGCTAACGCGGGCGATTCAAATTCTTTCGCTCAGCAGTATTTGCCAGAAGTATATGAAGCTGAAGTAGAGCGTTACGGAAACCGTACGTTATCTGGCTTCTTAAGAATGGTTGGCGCTGAAATGCCAATGACAAGTGATCAAGTAATTTGGTCAGAACAAAATAGATTACACATATCTTACGACAATTGTACGTTTGCTGGTGGACTTATTACAGTAGCACCTGCTGCTGGTCTTCCAGGGGTACAAAATGTTATATCAGTAAATGATACAGTTGTTCTTTTAGACACTGCAACAGGTGCTGAGCAAAAAGGTATTGTTACCGCTTCTATTCCTGCAGTTGCCGCTGGCGCTAACGGAACAATTGCTGTATCTGCTTTCGGTGGAGCTGCTCTTGTTGGAGGTGCTGCTTTAACTTCAGGATCAATTAAAGTATTTGTATATGGTTCTTCTTACACAAAAGGAACTACAATAGGTGCTGGAGTTGGTAACTCTGCGGCAAGACAATCTGTTGAACCTCAGTTTACACAATATTCTAATTCACCAATTATCCTAAGAAGCCAGTACATAGTATCTGGATCTGATATGGCTCAAATTGGATGGGTAGAAGTTGCAACTGAAGACGGAACATCTGGATACTTATGGTATTTAAAAGCTGAATCTGAAACAAGATTGCGTTTTGAAGATTACTTAGAAATGAGTATGATCGAAAGTGAATTTAGCCAGATAGGCGCAGGTGGAGCAGGTGGAGCAGGTTATGCTAACGCTACTATGCCTGGATCTGAAGGATTATTTGCTGCTATTCAATCTCGTGGTAATGTAGAAGTAGGATTTACTGCTGCTGCTGGACTTGACGAATTTGATGCAATTCTTAAAAACTTAGACACTCAAGGGGCTATTGAAGAAAACATGTTATTCTTACAAAGACAAACTGCTTTGGATTTTGATGATATGCTAGCTGCAATCTCAGGAGGATCTCAAGGAGGTACTGCTTTCGGATTATTCGAAAATTCAGAAGAAATGGCTTTAAATCTTGGATTTTCAGGATTTAGAAGAGGTTCTTACGACTTTTACAAAACAGATTGGAAATACTTAAATGACGCTTCTACAAGAGGTGGAATTGTAGGTATCAATTCAGTAGAAGGAGTATTAGTACCTGCTGGAACTTCAACAGTATACGATCAAGTATTAGGAACTAACATCAGAAGACCTTTCTTACACGTAAGATATAGAGCTTCACAAGCTGATGATAGAAGAATGAAATCTTGGTTAACTGGTTCTGCCGGTGGTGCATTTACATCTACTTTAGATGCTATGGAAGTAAACTTCCTATCTGAAAGATGTTTAGTAACACAAGCTGCTAACAACTTTGTATTATTCAAAGGAATCTAATTGATTCAACATTAATGTAATTTTTACCCTCGTTGAACTGACGGGGGTAATTATTACTTTTATAACTATTTAATTTTATTATATTATGGCTAAACAAGCTAAAGCAGAAACTATTGAGGTTGCACCTCAAAAAGAAGTGGTAACAAAAGTTGCTACTCCAGTAAAACCCACAAAACCAGAGTGGGAAATTAAAGATAGAGTATATTATTTAAAAGGAAATAAAAATCCTTTAACATTAACATTACCGGGTAAACACACGCGAAAGCACGCTTTATTATTCTTTGACGAAAAAACTGGAAAACAAAGAGAAATAAGATATGCTACCAATCAAGATTCACCTCTTGTAGATGAACAAAAAGGTGAAGTTACAATGGGACATATAAGATTTTTAAAAGGCAGTTTAACTGTCAAAAAAGAACAACAAAATTTACAAAAGCTATTATCTTTATACCATCCTTTAAAGGGTAAAATGTACGAAGAATTTAGTGCTGTAACAGAAGCTTCAGATGATTTGAATATTTTAGATCTTCAAATTGATGCTTTAAACGCTGCTAGAGCAATGGACGTAGATTTTGGAGAAGCTATTTTAAGAGTAGAAATAGGGTCTAAAGTAAATGATATGAGCTCAAAAGAATTAAAAAGAGATTTATTATTATTTGCGAGAAGCAATCCTGAACTATTTTTAAGTTTAGCTAATGATGAAAATGTGCAATTAAGAAACTTTTCTATTAGAGCACAGGAAATGGGGATTATTAAGCTATCACAAGATCAACGAACTTTTAGTTGGGGATCGAATGATAGAAAATTAATGAACGTACCTTTTGATGAAAATCCTTATTCAGCATTTGCGGCTTTCTTAAAAACAGACGAAGGTGTTGAAATCTATAAATCTATAGATAAAAAACTATAAAAACAAGTGATACTATATATAGGCGGTTTCGGCCGCCTTTTTAGTATATAAAAATAAACAAATGGCAGTAAGTATAAACACAGTATATCAAACAGTCTTGTACATATTAAACAAAGAACAGAGAGGGTATATACCTCCAGCTGAGTTTAATAGTTTAGCAACTCAAGTACAAAGCGAAATATTTATGTCTTACTTTCCAGACGGTAATCAATTAAACCGTCAAAACCAAAA